GGTAAGACCGCCTGTTGTTGACCATCACACGACTGACTACCAAACGTATCAGGAAGCAAGCTACGAACTTTCAAAATCTTATTACAAATACGCAAATAGAATCTACAATGAAAAATACGGAAAATAAATATTACTTTGAGTCGCTATCTGAGAACATTAGCGCACAACTATTAGAGGTAGAATGCTACGACCTCAACACGGACGAAAAAGTAGCTACAATTGAACTAAAATATATTTACGATGGATACGACGAAGAATGGAAAGTGGAATCAAGTGAATTCCATACCAACCCAACTATCAAAGAAATCAGCGAGCTTATCGAAGAACTTAAATTTAGAGCAAGTGACGAGTTCCATGAGTTCTGCTACGAGTGCTCAATGTACGAGGAATTCAACGAGGATAAATGGTTTATTTAACAGGCAACAAATGGAGCATTTTTGGACTAATTTTAACTACGATTTATATAACCGCATTTGCGAAATCAAATACTCAGAGCTATGAGATTTAAACTTACATACGAAATAGGACTTGCTGTAGTTCAGGAATGGATATTCACTTCAAAGAGTTTAGCCTATTGGAAGAAAATGGACTTGATAGAATCAGGAAGATACAACGACGGACGATTTAAAGTAACACCGCTATGACACCAAAAGAAAAAGCAATAGAGTTAGTAGAGCAATTTGCATCCGTGTTGATGCACGACGATGTTTACGATGATTCCATTAAATGTGCAGGTTTATTTGTTGATGAATTAATTGAGGCTTTACACGAGAATGCTTGGCAAAATAGACTAATAATAGATTTTTGGGAAGAAGTAAAACACGAATTAGAAAAGCTATGAACATAGAACAAGTAAAACAATACATTGAACAGGAAGAATTAAACGGACGCAGCAGAGAGCAGTTTTACGTCTTTAGAAGGCATTATCTTTCTTACGCTTTGTACCGAACTCAGGAACTAACCTTGAGCGAAATAGGTAGGGTGTTTAACCGGGACCATTCAACCGTATTACATTCGATAAGAAAACACGAAGAACTAAAGAACGATAGATTGTATCAAAAGATGATAGAAGACTGCGTACAACTGATGTCAGAGCCTTTGACGTTCACTAGGCAAAAACGGAATATATTTGAGGATATAGCTAAAGCTACAAACTACGAAAAACTACGCAGAGTAAGACGTTGGCTAAATGAAGGTAGGTATGACCATCAAAATACTTTTCAACAATCGGAACAAAATGCAAGTTAGATAGTTATATTTGTACATGGTGTTGCAGACCAATTAAAAACATTATTGAAAGTCCATTGAGGAGTAGTGCTGCAACCACGAAACTTAATGGGCTTTTTTTTATCCTAAAAATGTTGCAGATGAGCGGATGGATTAAATTACATAGAAAGATTTTAGAATGGGAATGGTATTCCGAGCCAACTACGTTCCGTGTTTTTTTACACTTAATGTTAAAGGCTAACCACAAAGACAGGCGATTTAAAGGCATTGAATTAATTAAAGGTAGCGTTGTAACTTCTAGAGATATTTTAGCTATGGAAACTAGCTTGAGTGTACGTCAAGTTAGAACCGCTTTAGATAAGCTAAAAACGACCAACGAAGTGACCATCAAAACAAGCTCGCAAGGAACTATAATTCAGTTAGTTAACTATGATAAATACCAATTAGAGACCAACGAAACGACCAACGAGCGACCAACGAGCGACCAACAAACGACCACTAACAAGAATGAAAAGAATGAAAAGAATAATAAATATAGCTTTTTAGCTTCGCTACTTGAACACGGATTTGACGAAAAGTTATCTCTTGAATGGATGGAAGTTCGTAAACAATTGAAAGCAGTAAATACTGAAACTGCGTTTAACTCATTTATAAGCCAAGTACAAAAACACGGAGGAGACCGTAACCATATCCTTAGAAAATGCGTAGAGCGTTCATGGAAAGGTTTTAATGCTAATTGGCTTGAAAAGGAAAACGATAGATTACTAACCGCACTAAAAAATAACTGATGCTACTTAAACACGGAGACTCACTACAATACCTCTTGGATGTACGAGATGGTAAAATAAAACAAGGACTCGGGCTTGACTGCTTTTTAGATGAGCATTTAAGATTTAAACCTAAGCAACTCAATATCATTTTAGGACATGACAACGTAGGTAAGACGTATTGGATAAATTGGTACTTTCTTACGCTTGCACTAAAACACAATTTAACGTTCTGCATTTGGTCAGGTGAAAACCAAAAAGGTCAAATTCTTAGAGACATGATTCAAATGTATAGAGGCAAGCACTTCAGTAAATTAACACATTCACAAATTAGCGGAGACCTAGCATACTTAGAACAATCGTTTACATTCATAGACAACTCGAAACTTTACAAACCTGATGAGATTCTCGAACTATTCAAAAATAGCGGAGCCGATGTAGGATTGATAGACCCATTCACAGGTTTAGACCGGGAGATGTCGTTTGCAGGTAATTACGAGTTTATGAATAAAGCACGTCAATTTGTGAATCAGAACGGAATGACCATCTACATAAACACGCACCCTAATAGTGAATCAGGTAGAGGTGGCAACTTATATGCTGAAGGAGAATTAAAAGGGCATTTAAAAGCACCGTTGAAAGACCACATTGAAGGTGGTAAGAGCTTTACAAATCGCTGCGATGATATGTTAGTTATACACCGATTGATTAAACACCCTGAGCATAAATACAAAACATGGATTCAAGTAGAAAAGGTAAAGGACATGGAAACAGGCGGTAAACATACTGAAATGGACTTTCCTGTAATATGTGATTTTAATTCAGGCATCGGCTTCCAAATAAACGGAGTAGACCCTTTAACACCATTTCGACCTAAGGAATTCCAAACAACATTTGAATCTGCAAAAGATGTTATTTCAACATCGGAGAAACTCCGTAATTTAGCAAACGAAAACCCTTTTTAAAATGAAGACAGTTAACTCACTAAGCGGAGGTAAAACTTCAAGCTACATAGCAGCGAATTACCCTGCTGACTACAACGTGTTTTCATTGGTTCGAACTGACGACATCAAAGTTTTATTTCCTGATGCTAAGGTTCGTCAAATTGTAAGCGATAGAATAGGCAAGGAGTTCATAGGTACACTTGAAGAGGACACAATCATTTATACAATGCTTGATTTAGAGCAGTACATCGGGCAGGAGATTATTTGGTTGAGCGATAAAACATTCGATGAGGTAATAGCATCTTATAAGATGGCTAACGGCACAAATTACCTACCTAATCAAATGACACGCTTTTGTACCACCGACATGAAAGTAAAACCAATTGCACAATGGTGCTACGAAAACACGGAGCTACCTGTAGAAATGAGAATAGGTTTTAGAGCCAATGAAATGAGCCGTGCTAAAACGATGATTGAGCGAGCAGTTGACGGAGTAGAAAATTTTAAATTCAAGGTAGGTCATAAAAACGGACGTAACAAATGGAAAGAACTGCCGTATAGAATGACACGCTTTCCGCTAATTGAACATGGCATATTCAAAGACACGGTTGAGAATTATTGGCAAGATAAACCTGTGCGCTTTGCTTACAAGAACAATTGTGTCGGATGTTTTCACCGTTCAGAGATATTCTTAAAGCATATGAGCCAAAGAGACGAGAAGCAGTTTGATTGGTTTGTGCGGATGGAACAAAAAAACGGATGCACTTTTAAAAGCGGAATAACTTATGAAAAGATTAAAAACCATAAATTGCAGTTGGACTTATTTGACGATGACTTCAACGATTGCGATTCAGGATATTGTGGACTTTAAATTTAAACTATGGACATCGGACTACAAAAAATAAAGACGGGAGCAAACCTGTGGAGTATAAAAAAACGAATCCAAAACGCTAGGGAGCAAATACTAAAAACAAGGCCTGAAGCAACTGACTACATCAAAGGCGCAGAGCAAAGCGAACAAGAGCTATTAGAGGCAATCAGCTTTCTTACAAACCTATACGAACACGCAGTAGCGATAAGCCGAGAGAATACAATTTTAGCTAATCGAAACATGGAGCAAACACGAATAATACACGAATTAGAAAACCAAATCAAGTACAATAAAATAGAAAACGAGTTATGACAAAGACAAAAAAATTAGTAGCATTGACTGCTTTCCTGCCTGTATTGGCAGATTTCATTGAAGATTTAAACGACCAATACGTTTTTAAACGTTCACTTAAGCGCAAGGCAAATATTCTCGCTGAGGAAATCCAACGAGTAGACCGGGAAATCCTACGAATAGACGGAGAGAACGCAGGTAAGATATTTGACGAGCAGATTCAGTTGCAGATTTTGTTTCGCCAATGGATTGAGGAAGTAATTGAACTTGACTGATGCGCTGCAAGAACTGCAAGGAGAAGTTTGAGCCTATCCGCTTTAATCATAAATACTGCCTGAAAGACGAGTGTGTCCGTGCTTTCGTAGCTGAAGCCAAAGAGAAACAATGGAAGCAGACTAAAACACGAATGAAAGCCGACCTCAAGACAACATCAGATTGGTTAAAAGAAGCACAGGTAGTGTTCAACAAGTACATAAGAGAGCGAGACAAAGGATTGAACTGCATAAGCTGCAACAAACCGCCACTTAAAAAAAACTGCGGACACTACTACTCTCAAGGAGGTCACTCAAATGTTAGGTTTGACGAAGACAACTGCCACTTACAATGCGAGCATTGCAATACTTATTTAAGCGGAAACCTACTGAACTATCAAATCGGTATAGAAAAACGAATAGGGGCGGAAAAATTGATTGAATTGCAAGGTAGAGCGCATTTAGAAAAGCGATGGTCAGTTGACGAACTGAAAGAATTGATAAAAAAATATAAAAAAAAGATTGCAGAATTAAAATAAGTATTATATTTGCATATAACAAAAACGCAACGCTATGAAATTAACTAACGAATTTATCCAAAACAACAAAGTAAATAACAACTTTCAAAAAGTAGTTAAGTACCACGGAGAAGTAAATATTATCATCACTACAATTACGGAAACGCGCATTAACTACAGAATTTTAGGCGCAGCGCAAGGCAAAGGAAGATTTAACAGCGGTAACGGTTGGTTTAAAAATGACGAAACAAGAACTCAATGGTATTTAGATAATAGAATAATTAAATAATTAAAAACAAAAATCCCACAGTATTCGTACAGGGTTGACGGCTCGGAAAGACGAGCATTTTTTTAAAACAAAATAATTAAACGCTATGAAGAATTTATTTAAATCGTTGGCAATGTTCCAACAAGAAGTGCCTGTCATTCACAAGGCAACACAAGGTTACGGATACTCTTACGCTGACCTGCCGAAAATCTTTGAGGTAATCAATCCGCTACTAAAAAAACACGGACTTGGCTTTACTCAAACCCTACACACCAAAGACGATGTTAATTACATTGCTACGATGGTATTCCATGTTGAATCGGGTGAAAACTTAGAAAGCCTTGTTGCTATCCCTTACGTTCAACTCAAAGGCATGAATGATTTTCAGTCTTTCGGTTCAGGTGTAACCTATTACCGTCGCTACGCATTGAGCTCTGCACTTGGTTTGGTTACTGACAAAGACACGGACGCATCAGGTGAGCAAGTTAAAACTGAGAAGAAATTGCCTACCATTGACCAAAAGCGTTTTAGCGCAGCGGTACAGGCCATTGCCAAAGGTGAGTATACCCGTGAAAAGCTCGAATCATCGTTTGCATTAACTGAAGGTCAAACCGATATGCTTAACGCACTATGAAAACTCTCAAGATTCGGTGTTCTGCCATTGGTAAAATAATGGCAACACCTCGCTCTAAAAGCGAACTACTAAGCCAAACTGCAAAGACTTACATCCACGAACTTGTGCTGCAAGAGAAATACGGCATCAAGAAGGAGTTTTCAAGCCGTTACACGGACAAAGGCAATGCAGTTGAAGATGAGTCTATCTCGTTGGTCAATGATGTCTTAGATGTAAAATTTATCTACAAGAATGAAGAGTCTTTTGAGAACGATTGGATAACAGGCACACCTGACGTAAACACGGAGGATGTATTGTTAGACGTTAAAAGCTCTTGGGATGCTACTACCTTTCCGTTTTTTGATACTGAAATCCCTACAAAAGATTATTACTACCAACTTCAGGGTTATATGTGGCTCACAGGAAAGACTCAATCAATGCTTTGTTATTGCCTTGTAGATACACCTATCGAAATGGTAGAGGATGAGATACGCAGAGCGCATTGGAAACTGCACAAGATTGACGAGGATTTAGATTTGCGTGAGGAAGTTGAGAGCAAGCATCAGTTTTCACACATACCAAAGAACCGCAGAGTTAAAGTTTTCTATGTACAAAAAGACGAACAAGTAATTGAGCAGATAAAAGCTCGCATAGAAGACTGCAGATTGTATTACAATGCCTTAATCGAAATGCTATGAAAAAGAACATAATGATAGAAATTCTTGATAGGTATGAAAAAGCTATGCAAGAAATGGTTTACTACAAACAAAGAGTAGAAAGACACGAACAACAACTCAGAGTTGCTAACCGAGAAAGCCAACAACTCAAAGTAAATATTCATTTGCTTGAAGCAAAAATTGAAGAACTTAAAAACACGGAACAATGAACCAAGAAGTAAAAGACCAAGTAGTTTTATCCGTGATGGCGAAGTACGCTGAACGCTCTGCAACAGGTATACGAAAATACGGAGTAACATTAGACCGAGAAGACTTAACTATCTTTGATTGGATAAACCACGCTCAGGAAGAAGCTATGGACTTCACGTTGTATTTAGAGCGCATCCGTAAAGAGATAAGCCTTGAAAAAGTTAAGAGCTTCAGTGAAGGCTACCGAGAAGCAATCAAAACGAACAAGGATAAGGGGTAAAAATTGCCACATATTTAAACACGAAATGTAAAAAGTATGATAAAAGAATTTGTAAAACAATGGGATGAACGTAAGCATCTATTAGAAGAATGGTTAAAAGAAAACCAACCAAGCGACTACGAAGATATTTACAAGAAGCTATTTGAATTAGTGGTAACTGAACCGAATGGTTACAATGATTCTTGGGACTGGGAACGCTTTAAAGTTATTGACGATGGTGATTGGCAAGGTAATAGGATTTTTATACTTTGCAATGATGCGTACCAACCAAATTTAGACGACTATATTTTTACGGAAGTTGACTATGGTTCGTGTTCAGGTTGCGATACATTCCAACATATTCAAGATTTAGATGGATGGGATAGCGACAAAAACACGGATGAACAAGTCAAGCAGTATATGACACTCGCTTTACATATGGTTCAAGAAACTAAAACCTTTAAACAACAAGAACAATGAAAATAGAAATAACCCACTACGGACACAAAGCAAGCTATGAGTTTGAGCACGAGGATGTAACTCTTGAGGACTTGGTATATCACTTGGATAAGCTACTGAAGCTAACAGGATATCATTTTGATGGTAGTTTGGAAATCGTAAACGAAGACGAATGAAAATAAACGAAAAAGAATACAAGCGCAAGGCGCAGCATATTGTTGAAACCGTAGTAAAGCCACAAGTTAAGAAATACGAAAACAAGAAGCGAGCAGAAGAACGAGAATACTACGCAGCAATAGGTACAATGATACTCGTAGCCACAATAGCAATTATCTTAGTAATCAATTTAATCTATAATTTATAATGGAAAACAAAATCAACACAGGAGCAATCTTTAAGAACGACAAAAAGACGAATGAGAAACAACCTGACTACAAAGGCAAAGTAAACGTAAACGGCAAAGAAATGGAAGTAGCTCTTTGGGTAAAGCAGGGCAAGAACGGAAGTTTCTTCTCAGCATCATTCTCAGAACCATATGTTGCACCTACAGAAGAGCGCAGACCAATTGGAGATAGTATGGATGACTCACTTCCTTTCTGATATGTACATTGACGATTTAACACTCCGAAAGCAGCTTTGTAGAATCCTGCTTGTGAAAACACGAAACCAAATAGTCCAAGATATAAAAGCCAAAGGATTAAAGATGCATCAGTTTCAGTTAAACAACTTTTTACAAGGCAAAGACGTAACCTTATCAACCTTACACAAGATAGATAACTATGTCAGCAGAGAGATTTACTTAAACAATTTAGAGCCACTTTAACAGGTGGCTTTTTTAATTTTATTGCATGATTAAAATATAGTATTATATTTGTTTAGAATTTAACCAATGGATGCACTAAAAATATTAGCAGACCATCACAAAGAATGGGTAAAGATAGTCCGTTCATTTGGAGAGCAAGAACTCGCAGAGGACGTTGTACAGGATGTTTACCTGAGAATAGTCAAGTATAACTACGAGGAAAAGATACTAAAAGACGGACGACCAAACATTTCTTTGATGTGGATAATGTTACGCAACAGGGCATTCGAAATAAACAAAACAGGCAGCGTTCAGTTTCTATCATTAGACGAAGTAAGAGGAGTTGCAGACGAAGATTGCGAGCTAGATAAACACGAAGCACTTGAAAGACTACACATCAGGATACATGAGGAGATGGATAATTGGCATTGGTACGATTCAATGCTGTTTAAAGTTTACAAGGAAGGCAACGCATCCATGAGAGACATAGCTAAAGACTCAGGCATCTCACTTACTTCGATATTTAACACGCTAAAGAACTGCAAGGAAAGATTAAAAGAGGAGGTAGGCGAGGACTACCAAGATTATACAAACCAAGATTTTGATTTAATATAACTAAAATGGCAAAAACACGAACACCAAGAAAAGCACAAGGCTTAGGAGATACAGTAGAAAGTGTATTAGAAGCAACAGGAATAGCTAAGGTAGCTAAATTCGTATTAGGAGAAGATTGTAACTGCGAAGAGCGCAAGCAAAAACTCAACGAATGGTTTCCATACCGCAAACCTGAGTGCCTAACTGAAGACGAATACAATTGGCTTACAGAAACACGAATCCTCGAAAAGGATACCTTCAAACCAAGCGAAGTAACAAGAGTAAGAGAAATCTACTCACGAGTAATGAAAGTACGTTTAGAGCCAAGCTCATGCGCTTCATGCTTCAGAGAGATTGTATTCAACCTAAGAAAGATTTACCAAGCATACGAAGCTAACTAAACACGGACACCAATGGCAAAAGTAGGAAGACCAAGAAAGATAGACAGTCCTGAAACACTCCTAAAATTATTCAGAGAATACAAGACATGGGTAAAAGACAACCCAAGATACAAGTATACACTCAACCAAAGAAGCGGAGAGATGGTAGCAGAGCCTCTTGAAGTACCTTTGTCAATGGAAGGCTTCGAGGTCTATTGTTACAACAAACACGACATTTGGGTTGAACATTATTTGGTGAATAAAAATCAGGCTTACCAAGAATTTTGCGATATCTCCACATATATAAAGCGAGAAATACGCTCAGACCAAATCAACGGAGGCTTAGTTGGGCAGTACAATGCGAACCTCACGGCACGTTTAAACGGACTAACTGAAAAGACTGAGACCACCGTAACAATGGAGATGCCGCTATTCCCTGAAGAAACCAAAGTAATTGACGCTGATGTTCAAACGAACTACCTCGATAAATAAAATCCTATCTCTAAAAAGACGGATAAAAATAATTCAGGGGGGAACTTCCGCAGGAAAGACGTTTGGAATCCTCCCTATACTCATAGACAAGTGCGCTAAAGAAAAAGGCTTAGAGGTTTCCGTAGTAGCTGAGACGATACCTCACCTCCGTAGGGGTGCATTAAAAGACTTTCTGAAAATCATGCGTTGGACTAATCGCTACTTTGATGATAGGTTCAATAAGACCCTGCTTAGATACGAATTTGCTAACGGCTCATCAATAGAGTTCTTCTCCGCAGATGATGCTTCTAAACTGCGTGGAGCAAGACGTGACATCTTGTACATCAACGAGTGTAACAACGTAACATTCGAGGCTTACAATGAGTTGGCTATTCGTACAAAGCGAGAGGTCTATTTGGACTTTAACCCTGCCAATGAGTTTTGGGTACACAAGGAATTAAAAGACGAACCTGACACGGACTTCATTATCTTAACCTACAAAGACAACGAGGCTCTTGATGAGTCAATCGTAAGCCAAATCGAAAAGAACCGTGACAAAGCAGCTACCAGTTCTTATTGGGCAAATTGGTGGCGAGTCTATGGTCTTGGAGAAGTAGGTAGTCTTGAAGGAGTGGTCTTCAACAATTGGAAGGAGATTGACACGATACCAAAAGAGGCGAAGCTCATCGGCATCGGGCTTGACTTTGGATACACGAATGACCCGACGGCAGCGATTGAGATATACAATTATAACGGAACACGAATAGTAAACGAACTTGTTTACCGAACTGGTATGGTCAACTCCGACATCGCAAAGATACTTCCGTCAGGCGTTATTATTTACGCAGATTCAAGTGAGCCTAAATCAATTGAAGAGATAAGACGTCAAGGCAAGACAATCAAAGGAGTAACCAAAGGAGCTGACTCGATTAACTACGGGATTGATGTAATGCAAAGGCAAGATTATTTAGTGACCAAGCAAAGCACGAACCTCATCAAAGAACTCCGCTCCTATTGTTGGGATGTAGA